GATGCAGCAACAGATGCAGCAGCAAATGCAACAAATGCAATCTCAAGCTGAAATGCAAGATAAAGCCATTATTAATGACCTACTCATTAAGGAAGGTCAAATTAAGATGGCTTCAGCTGCTGAAAAACTTGCTAAAGCTGAAGAAGATAGAGCGCAAGCAGGGCATGAACGTGCATTGGCTTTAAAAGAATTAGAAGCTTTAGACATGGATAATATCAACAAATTTATTGATACTATATTGAAACTTGAAACGGCCGAGGCTGGATCGCTACAGGCCCAACCTATAAATTCGGGAGCATAAACCAATGAAAAAATACCAAGAGACAGCCCCAAACTCCACAGGTTCAGAGGGTACTAGTTACGATTCAGGTCATGATAAGGGGCGATTAAACTCTCAAGACATGCCGAATACTCGCATGAATGGCTATATCACCAATAGGTATGCAGGGCCTGTTAAAGGTGGCCAAATGCCTTTGAAAGAGAAACACAGAGAAGAAAAACTACATGGTGGTGATTATGGCGTATGATCTGAAAAACGCTAATAACGTTGAGGAATACGTACGGTTTAAGCCTGTTAAGAAAGTCGGCGAGAAGAAAGGAAAAATCGAAGGGGGTAACTATGGGTCACGCAAAGGTGACGACAATATGATTTACTCAGATAGAGGACAAAAGGACCCTGATGCAGCCCGACTAAAAGAACAGAACTTACCTAACAACCGCCTATATACATACGTGGAGTGATGAGTGGGAAGTAAAATTATCAAGATGAGACCAGTCACAACCGATCTTCGCATTGATACCGCGATGCAGCGAGGAGATGTAAGAGAGGCTTTAGGATGGAATTTCGTCCGACGTCTTGAAAAATTAGTAGATGATTTACTTGCCAAGATTGATTGCCCTGAAGTCTTTTGGATAATTTACACCGTAAAATGGGATGACGTTAGCCGAAAGATTCGGGAAATGTGGCAAGTGACAGATGAAAAGCCCAGGATAATGTTAGGACAAGTTGTGTATGAAGTCCATAAATCAGGCAGAGCAGAATTTTGTGCGATGCCTTTTGATATTCCAGTTCCTGATAGCGAGCTTTCGGATGAGCTTGTCCTTGATAATGCTGAAAGGATCAAAAACGTTCCTTTAAGCGATCAAGCGTTTTGTAAATTATAAGCGGTCTCGTCCACCGCCATGACGTTAAACTAAAAATGGCTTCGTCGGCCATAGCTAAGACGTTAAAAAGCTAATAAGAGGTTTGAATGAGTGAAGATGAAGGCGTTACAGAACATGCCGCCGATGTTCAAGATTCTGGTCATCAAGAACAGATGTCAGCTAAGGAATATAACTTTCGAGCGTTAGAAGAGAAAACGAACAATCTGGAGCGTCAAAACCAGATGCTCAATGCTAAATTGATGGAAGTTGAACGGATGAAATATGAGGCCTCTCAACGGCAGGTTGAAGAACCTGCAATACGCGAGGATGATATTCCTACTTATGGCGATATCCGCAAGATACGTCAAAAAGATCAGGAGGAGTTAAGCGTATTAAAAGAGCAGTTGAATGACCTCAAAATGCGCTCAATGTACTCAGATTACCAACAGACTGTGAAAGAGTATCTGCCCGACGTTTTGAAAGAAGACCCTGAACTAGCTTTGGCTATAAAGGATAATCCAATGATGCATAGGCTAGCGTATAAGCTTGCGCAAGCTTCTCCAAGATATCATCAAGAGAAGATTGCTAAGAATAACGACGCGGCAGTCAATAAGATTATTGAGAATTCTTCACGCCCTACACCTTCTAACGCTAGGAAGAGCGCGACGGTACAGGATGAGGATGCTAAATTAGCTAATATGACTGAGCAGCAAATTTGGAATATGTTCAATACGGCTAAAGCTAGGTACTAAACCCCTAGTTAGGTAAAAACATGTCGTTAACTACTATGGCGACGCTTCCACCAGCAGTAAACCAGATTTTCGATAAGTTACTGTTGATGATCGCGCGCCCTTATTTGATCTATAACAAATTTGCTATCAAAAAAGCATTACCACAAAATAGCGGTCGCCAAATGGTTCACAAACGTTATCTGCGTTTATCCAACGCGACAACTCCTGTAGCTTCTGGTGACTTAATCAGTGAAGTAGCTGCACAAGCTATAGAAATCGTAACACAAATCCAGTTTTACGGTGCGTTTATTAAGTACGACAATCAGATGCAGTTATTAATAAACGATCCGATTCTTAATAGTTTCACTGAATTATTAGGCATCCAAATGGGAACCACTCTAGACGCCCTCACAAGGGATGTTTTAGCGGCAACCAGCTCGGTGATAAATTGTTCAAACGGCCTTAATGGAAATATACCTACAGAATTAACTAGAGCGGACATCGATATCGCGATGGTTTCCCTAGATACTTCTGATGCGTTAATGATTACAGATTACATAGAAGGAACTGGACGCTTTGGCACACAGCCAATCAGAAGCGCCTTTTTTGGGTTTATTAACTCTGCAATTTTGACAGACCTTCAAAACTGCGACGGATTTGTTTCTGTTGCTAACTATCCTGTAAGGGATGGGTTAGACGCGGAATGGGGTGCGGTTGGCAACGTTAGATGGCTTAGAAGCTCGCAAGGTAGCGTAAATACAAATGTAACCCCGAACGTCTATAACAACATTATAGTCGGTAAAGAGGCTTACGCTTGTATGCACTTGTCAGGAAAAGAGGCTGTTGATGAGTCAGAAGGAACCATCGCGCAAAACGGTTCTATTATCGTTAAACCGCTTGGATCAGCTGGCGCTCTTGACCCTGCTAACCAATTTGGTACGGTATCATTCTCCGTGTTCTATGCAGCGCGTATTTTGAACGACGCTTTCTTAAGAAATTTACGTTCAACAGCAGCTTAATAGGAGGGAGAATATGAGTTATTCACAAATCGTCCAAGGCAGCTTCACATCAGGCGGAATTGCCTATGACCTTCAATTGCCTATCTCTACCGTGCAAGGGACAACTCAAACTAATATGACTTTAGTCAAGTTTGAGATTTTCAATGCAACGAAATGGGCAACTGATGCTAACAACATCCGTGCGGAGTGGTTTAAAGGGATGGCAAACGGAACAGCATTGGTAACCTCTAGAGGAACCACCGATTTGTCTTCCGTTCTTTCTACGACTCAAGGCATCACGATCATCAATGATACTCCTCTTTATGGAGTAGAACTTACAGCCATTTCAAACGCTAACCCAGGTGTAGCAACTTTCCGAGGCCCAGGTTTTTCACCAGGGCAAGGAATCTCTAACTGGGCTACAGGCGACACGATCATGATTCGTGGTGCTACAGGTTCAGCGTCTTGGGCTGCGATGAATGGAGGGCCTTTTACTATCACGAAAGTGAGTGCAAATACATTTAGTTTTGGTGTTAACACCACTGCATTTGGAACCTATTCCGCATCGTCCGCGATCGCTTATAGGGTAACAGATGTTGCAGGCCGGCCAATTCCGCCGTTAAACGTGGCGAACGTTGGTGTAAGGCTTGGAACTGATGTAGTTGGAGCCGATGGAGACGTAATGTATTGGATGGCGACTATTTGCGATAACACGAAAGCGTTAGGCGATGTAGGCGCGTAATAATAATTAGGGAAGGGGATATTTGTCCCCTCCCATTTTTGGAGGTAAAACATGAGTGAAGAAACTAAGCCTGAATTATCAGCTGCAGCAATGGCTAGAGAAGAAAAGAAGTATAAAAAGACAGTACGGCGAAAGGTTGTTATTGAAGAAGAAGTATCAGACAAGCCTGACCCTTATTCTTATGAGCCTGTAACTTTCCGTTTCTATAACGAACAGCAGCGCGGGGTGCCAGTTTTTTATGAATGGATTGATAAATGGATCAAGATGAATGAGTGTAAAGGGTATTTCTACGATGGGGGAATATACACACTTCCAAGAATCGTTTATGAATACTACAAAACACGGTGCGGTGAACCTATTCGCGCAGATGTTGAGATGGAGTTGTTTCCAGGGCAAACAGGTAAGAAATCAAAAGAAATTGGTTTCAAGCCACATTATAGACTAGAACCCATTCACCAGGTTGCCTAATGGCTTTCGATCTTACGGATATTCGAGCAACGATTAGAAATATAACAAGTACGCCGTCGGAATATCAGCTAACCAATGCTGCGCTTGATGATCTTATTAATAAGTTCATTTTGTATGTTCTTCCTGATGATATGAAGCCTTTCAAGCTTTTAGTACCCTATATTTTTGAAACCTTAATGAATCAAGTCGAGTATGACTTTGACTTAAATACTTATGTCTCTCTTGAGCCTGAGTTTTTCATTAATGGGATGCAGTTGCTCTACTATCAAGATCAAAGCTTATGGTTAAGAGATTTTCAGTACCAATATAATCAAAGTAGCATTGGAATAGGAAACGGTGTTCAAACCACTTTCCAGGTCATTCCAACACAAAACCCTATCATTCCCACAACCGTCATTGTGACCGATGGCATTGAAAACTTTACGGATCCTCTAGGGAATGGGGTACTTACTGGAACTCTTGGAGGAATTGGATCAGTTGACTATACAACAGGCGCAATCAGCGTAACTTTTTTCACAGCACCCCCTCTTTCATCAAACGTTTACCTAACGTATGCCCCTTTGAATAATGGCAAGCCAAGGGCGATGTATTACAGCGGAAATGGAAAGATTCAGTTTTCTCCTATCCCTGACCAGGCTTATCGCATTGAGGGGCAGGCTTATATTCAACCGACAGCTTTATTAGCTGGAGGTGCTGGAACTCAGACTTTATTAGTTGATGTGTGGGGATATACGGTTTGTTATGGTGTCTCTTTAGAGATATTTAGGCAAAGAGGGCAATTGGATCAGTTAAACCAATACCGTCCTGAATATGAATACTACTTAGATAGAGCGCAAAGTCGATCAACGCAACAGTACTCTAATCAAAGATCGGTAGCTAAATGGTAGCCAATTTTAGCTAAATATCTCATAGATAGGAGAAAAAACCTCTAAAAATGAAGAAATATCGCATTAATACAATCCAAGATGGTGAAAGATACAGATGACGTATAACCCAAATCTACCTTTAGCATCTGATAAGATTAGAAACTTTCCAGCAGATGTCACAACAAATAACTGGCCGAGATTGCAAACGATTATGTCGGCTGATCACCAATTTAATTTAGCTGCTGCTACCAACGATGGTTACCATAAGATTATCCATTATGTGACTCAAGATGGGGCTTTTGGGGATGGAACTCCTGTGCCTATTGCAGATGTAGGGCAGCTTTATACTAAAACGGTAGTCAATACGCGGCATCTTTTCTATATGCCAGGCAGCGCGACCCTCCCTATTAGAGAAGAAGTCTCCTTATCAGCTTGTTATCCTAGGGCTTACGTTAATTTTGATGGCACTGGAGCGGTTGGGCCTCAAACGATTAGGCAAGGATTTAACGTAGTAAGTGTAAATAAGACAGGAACAGGCGAGTATACAATCAATATGTCTATTCCTTTACCTCTTATTGGCCCTCAAGTCGCGCCAGCTATCGCAATTACAGGTCAAAGGCTTGCAGGTTCTACTGTATTTGGATTCGTTACGCCAGGGTCTTATAATGGAAGTGTAGGGGCCTCTGCTTTATCAATTCGATTTGCCAATACGTCTAATACTTTAGTAGACGTGATTTATGGAAGCGTAATCATTTTCTGTGGAGTGAACTAATGGGCTATCAACCTTATTTAGTGGCTCCTTACAATACAGCAATCAGTACATATCTTAAACCGTGGCTTCAACCTGAAGATGCAATGACAGATATGGAAGATTGCTTTACCAATCGCGGAGTCATTCAAAAAAGGTTCGGTTTCTCTCTCTATGATAATTTCCCTAATGGCGTTGGCATTAGTCAATTCGGTTCAGCAAATGGCACTCAAACAGCTTTTAATGGCAATCTTAGCTTTGCTACTGTCGCTAACCCTGTTGGTCGGCGTTCTCTACAAATTAGCCACACTAACGCAGGGGTCTTAGTTACTGATGGCATAGATGATGGGGCAGGAAACATAACAGGCACAAACATAGCTGGTGGATCGACCATTAACTATGCTACTGGCGCGGTTGTTTTAAACTTCACCGCAGCACCTACCAATGCAACAGGAATCCGCATTAACTATGGAATAACCGTAGCCGTCGGAAACGGAACTTCTGGCCCTTACAATGTCACTTTCCCTACGACTTCACCTTTTGGTTTGCCAGTAGAAAGACGATCTATTTTTATAAAAGAGTCAGTTACAAATCAAGAAAGCAATCCTAATTTTGATATTCCTTCTGATGACGGTTTGACTGGAGATATTACCAATCCAGACGCACCGCCAAAAGTTGTGGCCGGAACAATTACCTATGCGACTGCCAATATTCCTAACTTAACTTTCACAAACGTGATTGCTCCAGGAAATGACATTTGGGCAACTTGGCAATTTCAAGCCCCTGCTAATCCTATTAAAGGGATCAAATTCTTTTGGACAGCAACAAGTACACAAGACACGCTTGTTTTCAATAACAATGAAGTCGCTAGATTTGACCCTAACAATTTCAAGCTTACAAATATATCAGGCGGCCCTTACTTCACTACCGCGATTAAGAACTTCTTTTGGGTAGCAAATTACTTAGGTCGCGCTTTTATTTTAAATAATACTGATCGCATGGCCGTATGGGACGGAACATTTCTATTCAATCCAGTAGTTTCCTTTACAAGTTCATCTCCGACAGTCAACGAATTAGACACTGGCCTTATGGTCTTTATCTACAAAAACCGTCTAGTTGTTTTGAGGCCAACCGAGAGCGGAGCAGTAAAACCACAAAGGGCTAGGTTTTCAGCATTGAATAATCCCTTTTCTTGGTTTTCCGATGTTCAGGGCCAAGGAGGCTTTATTGATGCCCCTACACCAGAATGGATTATTAGCGCAGAATTCCTTCGCGATGAGCTAATTGTACACTTTCAAGAAAGCACTTGGAAGCTACGCTATACTGCAAACGATATTCAGCCTTATCGATGGGAAAAGATCAACGAATCGAGGCGTGTTGATGCTCCCTATGCCTCCATCAATTATCAAAACTTTGAAACTTCAGTCGGCACGACAGGGCTTTTACGTTGCGATGCTGTCAATATTGAACGGTATGATGACAAAATCATAGATTTTACGTCAATAGAGGTTAATCAAAATGACATTGATTTGTGCAACGGTTATCGATTTGATAATTTAAATCAGCAATGGATAGCTTACCCCTCATCATCTTCTGATAGAACTACTTTAGATTACAATGACAAGTGGCTTATATGGAATTTTCTTGAAAACAGTTTTGCTAAATTTAATATTAGCGCGACTACATTCGGATCGTATTTTCAAGGCAGAGACTTAGCGTGGCAAGATTTTGTTGCAGCAAATGAGTTAGACTTTGCTTGGCAGGACTTCCAAGATCAAAATTGGTTTTTCTATTTCACTCAAGGAAAATCTAAGCTGCCCGTCTTTGGCACTAAAGATGGCCAGGTTTTTCAGATCATGGCAGGAAATAGGACTGACAATGGAGTTAAAACAGGATTTCAGTTCCTTACAAAAGAGTTTAACCCCTATATCAAAGATGGTCAAAGAGTCCAATTGGGGTTCATTGACTTCTATTTTGACAGGCCAGATGGAACACCTGATTTAGATGAATCCTATCTTCTTTCGATAGATTTCTTTATTGATGAGAATCCGAATGCGATTTTAACTGTTATTCTTAATCCTTCTGAAGATAACTGGGCAAAGAAAAGAGTCTACGTGAATATCACATCTCAGTTTCATAAGTTTAGAGTCTACTTAAGCGATGATCAGATCGCCAATTCCAGTGTTGCAACTAAAGGGTTTATATTAAACGGTTACATCTTATGGATGTCTCCAGGAGGACGTATTAGCTAATGACAAATTACCTTGAGCCAGTTCCAAGCATTCCAACGCTTGCGCCGACAAATGTTTACACTGAAGATCAGCAGCCTATACGTGATCAACTAGATAAGATTTACACCGATGTCTCAAATGTGGTGAATGATAAGAAGCGTAGAGACAATTACTTGCTAACGGAGCAAATCACAAATGATGTATGGGT